ATTTGTGTTTTGGCGGAAATTGGGGGCATTTCCCCACCCCCGCGCATCCCCCTGGCAGCGTTTTTGCGGAATTTGAGCGTAAAATTGGTACGGGAATTTTAAGGTTTGGCTATTGACATTTGGCGCGTTTGGGCTTATAATATCAATAGTTATAAACACACAGGATGAAACCGATGAATAGGAGTTATGTTAATGAACTACACTGAATTTTTAAGCAGCAAGCATGATCACGGAGCTGATACTGGATTTGAACCTACTTTTATGCCAGATGTACTCTTTGACTTCCAACAAGCACTTACCCAATGGGCGGTGCATAAAGGCCGCGCTGCTATATTTGCCGATTGCGGGATGGGTAAAACCGCCATGCAGCTCACTTGGGCGCAAAATGTGGTAGCGCATACCGGCAAGGCAGTTCTGATTCTAACGCCGTTAGCAGTGAGCGGACAAACGCTCACCGAGGCTGAAAAATTCGGCATTGAAGCCCGGCGCGCGATGCCGGGAGTCAACGGCAGTCCAGTAATCCGCGTTACCAACTATGAGAAGTTACACCACTTTGACGCGGCGCATTACGGCGGCGTGGTCTGCGATGAAAGTAGCATCCTCAAGAACTTTGACGGGACACGCAAGGCCGCGATTACTGAGTTTATGCGCCGCGTGCCTTACCGCCTGCTCTGTACCGCCACAGCTGCCCCTAATGACTGGATTGAGTTAGGGACATCCTCAGAGGCGTTGGGGTATCTCGGTTATATGGATATGTTGACGCGCTACTTCAAGCGCAACCAAACGTATGCCCTGAGCAACCGCAAGGAATGGGAAATTAAAGGCCACGCCGCACAAGCGTTTTGGCAGTGGGTAGCCAGCTGGTCACGAGCGGCGCGGCGACCGTCGGATATGGGTTTTGACGACGCTGATTTTATCCTACCGCCGTTAAATGAACTGCATACACTGGTAGCTGCTAACACGCCACGCCCAGGTATGTTGTTCGATTTACCAGCCGCCAATTTTCACGATGAGCGTGAAGTTACGCGGCGCACGATTGGCGACCGCTGCGCTGTAGCTGCTGAAAAGGTAGCGCAACATCAAGTATCTATGGTAATGATTGTCCACCGTTTGTAATGCACAAAGGAGCACGCCATGAGTAACACTTTATACCCTAACACGTTTCAACATCATAACGCTTATATAGACCGCATTGCCTATTTTCTCACTGGCAATGAGGAAAAGGTGCTAAACCGGATATTGCGCGAAATCATGGGGTGGGAAAAAGGCCGCGCAGCCCTGGCTACCACCGTGAGCATCAGCGTTTTAGTAGACGGAAAATTTAGCCGTGAAACTGGCGAGCGGTTAGCAAGCGGATGTGGATTGAAAGAGGGCGCGGTAAGAAGCGCCCTGGCGACGTTGGTTGAATACAACATTATCAAACGGGTAGGATTGCCAGACACCGACGGCCAAACTTACGCGCTAAACCTGGAATGGGATAGTATCAACTGGCAGGGCATGGAGGAAAAACGCGCCGCTAAAGACGCTGTTTTTGCGGCTCAAATGAGCGTTGCCCGCCAAAGTAACCCCCTCCTGTTGGCTAATACCCCTCCTGTTGAACAGGAGGCCCCCCCTCCTGTTGGGCAAGAGGCCCCCCCTCCTGTTAAACAGGAGACAAAGAAACCCATCTCTAAACAAAAATCTAAACCCACAGCTGGAGCACAATCCCCACCCCCCACCGTCCCTGCTCCCCCAGCACAGAAAGCGCGTTCCGCGCCCAGCAGCAGCGTTAATGCTGACCTCCAACCGCAAAGCCTCGACGAGCGGCAGCTCTTCGGCAAACTCACTGCAGCTGCGGAAAGCAACGGGCGCAAGCCGGGCACGGCACGCTTCAAGACCGTGCAGCAAGCCACCGCCTTCAGAGAGGCCGTCGTTATCCTGAATGGGCAAACGCAAAGCGTGATTGATCGCTATCTGCAAAACGGCAAATATGACCTCTCCGGCGTGATCAACTACGTCGCCGGGGCCGCGCGCAAGACCGCGCAAGCGAACAGCCAACCCGCTACCGGCGGCTGGCAATTACCAGGAGGGCGCACCGTATGAATACCCAACCGCAACACCTGAGCAGTTTACCCCATGAGCGCGCGCTACTCAGTGCGCTGCTCACCGACGGCACGCAAGCCTATCGCGTGATTCACACGTTGGAGGCTGCGCACTTCTCGCTGGGCCTGCACCAGCGCGTTTATACCGCGATCAGCGCGCTGGCGCAGGAGGGCATTCCTGTCAACCTGCTCACGGTCACGGCGCGCTTGGGCCACCGGGAAGCGCTGGCCGAACTCACCGGCTTAGACGCGCCGTATTTGGGCACGCCCGGCACACTGGAAGCCTATGCCGAACAGTTGGTGAATCTGGCGACGCGCCGCGCGTTGCTAGAGCAAGCCACGCGGCTGTCTAACATTGCGCTGGATCTCGAACAAGACCCCAACACCGCCGCAACCGTGGCCGCGCAGTTGTTACGCGGCGGACGGCGGGGGCAATTGCGTTCCGTGTCCGAAGTGGCCACCCTCGCCACGCAACAGGCGCAAGCCTGGGAGCGTGCGCCACTGACGGAGGGCCAGGTGCGCGGGCTACCCACCGGCCTGCGGGATCTGGACAATCTCACCGGCGGGCTGTTGCCCGGCTTTTACATTGTAGCCGGGCGGCCTTCGATGGGCAAGAGCGCGCTGGGGGTGCAGCTGGCCGCGCACGTCGCCAGTAAGGGGCAGCGCGTGCTCTACTGCACGTTTGAGATGAGCAGTGAGCAATTGTTACACCGCCTGGCGGCGAGTGTGGCGCGGGTGGATTTGCGCACGGCCTACCAGGGGCAATTGTCGCTGGGAGACCAGCGGCGTTTCCTGGAGGCCCTCCAGCGGGCGCGGGGGTTGCAAATGGACTTCTACGAAGACACCTCCGCCCTGGGCGCGGTACTGGCGACGATCCACCGCGAGCACGCCCGGCAACCGCTAAGCCTGGTCATTTTTGACAACCTGGGGCATTTGGAGACCACCGACGCGAAGGCCTACGAGCGCATGAGCAACGTGAGCCGCGCCGTCAAAATGGCGCAAAAACAACTCAACCTGGCCGTGCTGGGCATGTATCAACTCAATCGCGGCGTCGAGCAGCGCGCCGATAAACGCCCGCTCATGTCCGATCTACGCGACAGTGGGAAAATCGAGGAGGACGCTGACCGTATTTGGTTGCTGTATCGGGATGAGTATTACAATGCAGCGACGGCCAAGCCGCATGTGCTAGAGATTGCGCAGGCCAAAGACCGCATCCTCGGCGCGGTGGGCCAGCGGGAATTTTACTTCGGCCAGTATGCGGAGGTGCGCGATGCCGCCCCAACCCACCGCGTATGAGCTGCAAGTGATTTACCTGGCACGGCTGCTCGAAATCATGGAGCACCTGGACGCCGCGACTGAGTTGGAATTGCTAGAGCAGGGGCTGGTCGTGGCGGATTGCGGCGCGCTACTGGATGAAGCGCAGCGGCAGTTCCTGCTGGGCATTTGGGCGCGCCCCGCTCCCTACCAGACCCGTAGCCGGGCGCTGGCAAAAATGCGCACGACCACCGAAACCGCGTTGGCGGCCTGCGGGCTGCTGGGCACGCTCACGCTGCTAGAATTCACCCACCGGCAGGCCAACCGCGCAGCCTGGGCGCTGGTGCAGCCCGCGCTCCCCGCGCTCGACCCCGCAGCGGGCGAAATTTGCGCGATTTGAGCGTAAAAACTGCCGCGAAAATTTAAGATTCGTGGCGAATTTGGGTATTGACAAAACGCGAAACGGGCTTATAATAAGAGAGTAAACGGGAAGCAGAAACACAGGGAGGAACGAAATGACTTCAGAACAAACAGAACAACTTTTGGATACAGCGGTAATCACAAAAGAATACGATTATGGACTGCGCGATGCTACCTTATTTGTAACAGACAAGGGATTTTTTGTATATGACTCGCTGCGTATGGTAACAACACATCACAGCACTTTTCAAGATGCAGATGGTCGCGCGAATATAATTAAAGCGCTTAACAGATAGGTTCATAATTCCCACCCTGCCCCGGCTGGATACCGGGGCAGTAGGGAGCGATGAACTCCACAGGAAAGGAGACGAGTGATGACTAAGCACCCGACCCGTTATCTGATTTGTCACAAGCCGGGCACAGACCCGGTAACAATTGAATTCGACGTGAGCACGCCGCCCGACGAGCGCAACCACCGCGCGTTCTGTGCGCAAGACGCGCAAGACCTGGCGCGGGTGCTGACCACCGTGCTACCAGCCGAGACGCTGGCGCACTTGCGGGTGCTGCTCGGCGTGGAGGTGGGCATTGACCTCACCACCCGCGCCTTCACGCTGCTCGACGCTATCGAGCAGGCGGAGGGCATGGACGCGGGGCAGAAAGCGCAATACGCCGCGCTGGTGGCGGAGTTGCTGGGGGAGGAGGTGGGGGCATGATTATCGTTATCAGTTACTACAGTGACGGCAGCAGCAAGCCCGAAACTCACTTCTTCCCGCGTTCGGCTGAGCAAGTCCGTGAAGTTGCCCTGCATATTGCAGACGCACGCGGTATGAGCAAGGAAGTGGAAATCTACGACGTGGAAGCCCTCGACCGGCAACCCATCGTGATACTGAGAGAAAGTACCGGGGGGCGCTGGACGCCTGACCCGTTTTGAAAGGAATAACCATGACCACATTATCAGACGATCTCGGCTTTCCATGCGACTCTGAACGCGCCTACGCCTACGCCATGCAGTACACCGATAGTGGGCGCGGCAGCGACGTGGCAACTGACCTGGCGTACTTCAAGGCGCGGTATACCGCCACCGGCGAGCGCGTCGCCAGTCTCGCGCAGGTCGGGCGCTGGTTCGGCGTCTCCCGCGAGTGGGCGCGGGTGCGGGTACAGCGGGTGCTCGATTTCCTGCAAGCGCACCGGGCGGAATTGCAGCCAGACGCGCATTATGGCAAGTGCGGCCACGAGATTGACAACTACTCCGCTGATGAAAACGGCGAGGTTTGGTGTTTCAAGTGTAAGCCGCCGCAGTGCATAACGTGCGAGTCCGGACAAGCCCTCCTGCGCCTTGCGGTGGCCTTGCTGCTGGCTCTCATAGCTACGTTGCTCGGTTACAACCTGGCGCTGTTCGCGTTCGGTATGCCCGCGCTTGCCGCGAGCGCGGGGCTGGTGCTGGGCGCATTGATGTTTACTGTGTGCGCCGCCGTGATGGGCGGCGGACGGTTACCGAATTAAGGGGGTGGGTAATGAGAAGCATGAATTTTGAACAGGTATTGGCATTGAATCCGTGCTGGTGTGGTGAACGCATCCGTAAGATTTTCGGCGACCGCGAAAGTCTCACCCTTGCGGATGTGGTGGATGATGACCGCATCAGTGATGAACATTTTGTGTGGTTGGCCTGCTACGGTGAGCCGGGTATGGCGCAAAAGTTCGCCTTGTGGTGTGCCGAAAGCGTGCAGCATCTCGATCCCACCGGCACGGCGGCGACCTGCAATGCCGTTACGCGCCGGTATCTGGCGGGCGCGGCTTCCCGCGAGGAGTTGGCGGAACTGGCGGCGTGGGGGGCGGCGTGGGGGGCGGCGTGGGCGGCGGCGTGGACGGCGGCGCGGGCGGCGGATGCGGCACGGACGGCGGCGTGGGATGCGGGGCGTGCGGCGGCGCGGGCGGCGTGGGCTGCGGATGCGGCGTGGGCTGCGGATGCGCCGCTGGCGGCAGTGGAGTTGGCGGTGGGTACTGAACGGGCTGCTGCGCGGGCTGCCCAACGCCAGTGGTGGCGGGAGGCTATCGCCGCTGAGGAGTCACCATGCGCGCAGCCCTAACCGTCGAGGCCTACGCGCAAGAGGCTAACGCTGTGCTGCTGTCCGTCTTGGCGGCTGGCGCGACGTGGTTCGCGCCGCTACCGGAGGCCGTGATGACGGCGCAGGCGATCCAGCAGATTTTCGGATTGCCGGTGGGCGTGGCTGCGATTTGCGCCGCATCCCTGGAATTGATCGGCGTATCAGCGAATACTGCCTACCTCGACGCACAAGCGTTCAATGAGGCGCAACGGGCGTATATGCTCAAGCGCGGCACAAACAACCCGCGCTATCCGCTGGAAAGCACGGCGTGGGCGCTGGGGCTGGTGCTGGGCTTCTACACCACCACCGGCGCGATTGTCGCAGCGACGGCGATCTACGACGTGCTGGCGCATGACGCGCCGCTCATCTGCTTGCTGGCGTGCCTGTTTCCAGTGGCGTCCGGTATTGGCGCAATGGTTGCCAATCGGCGCGCCGCGTTCACCCGCAAGGTGGCGCGGATTGCGGAGGAAACCACAGCGGCAAAAAGTGGTAAACCAGTGGTTGTCAGTGAGCAACCAGTGGTGGCCGGTGGTACGCCAGTGGTAGCCGAAGATGCCCCACTGGTCGCCACAAGCAAGCCAGTGGTTGCCAGTGGTAAACCAGTGGCGAAAAGTGGCGCGCCAGTGGTGACGCCGCAACCCATCACGCTGGCCGAATACCGCGCACTGGTTGCCACACTGGGCGATAACAAACCACAGGACGGGAAAGCGGTCAACCAATGGTTACAAGAGAACGGATACGAGATTAAACCGCCCACCACTGCTAACCGGTGGGCAAAGGAGTAATATGAGTCAGGGTATTGAAATCAGGGGCTTTGTATTTGCGGTTGACGATGATGAAAATATCGAGCACGACGCATTTCTCGATGCGCTGATTGACTTTGTAACCGCGCATGGTTGGCAGTTCGGTGGCACCACTAAACCCGTAGTTGCTGACTACATTGAGATTAACGATGAATACCTGGAGGTGACGCCATGACCTTCGAGCAGCAACTAATCGCAGTGGTGCTTTTCGTAGCCGCCGCACTCATGGCGGTAGCGGTGGCCTTCCTCGACCTGGTGCGCCAAGCGCCGCCGGATGATGCGGCGTGGCGGTGTGACCGGGGCAGTCAACTGTACTACCAGGAAGAAGCGGATAACGAGCGCGCGGTGCTTGATGCGCTGGCCGGGCTGGCCAACGATGCAGACCTGGCCGCGTTGCTGGCAGCGCAAGGCGTGGACGTGCGCGGCGGGGTGACTATAGACTGGCGCGCCGATGGCGTGCCGGTGGTGACGGTGCGGAAGGCGGAGGGCTAACCATGCGCCGCCAATTGCGCGATCTCAAGCAAGTTGCCGCGCTCGGTATCACGCTGCTGGTGCTCATGGTAATCCTGAGCACCTGCAACGGCGTGACGCGGCTGCCGCTCATCCAGGCTGAAGCGCGCCGCCTGGACGCGGATACGCAGGCGCGGGAAGCGGAGTGGATGCTGCAAGAGCAGTTACGCACGGAGCGCCAGGCCGCGAGCACGGCAGCGTTCAATGCCGCAGTGGGCAAGGTTGTGGCATCTATCGCGGCGGCCGTGCGTGTGCTAGCTGGCGCGGTTGCCATTGCGCTCACGGTGGGCAGCGTGGGAATTACGGTTGTATTAGTGCGCGCCAACTGGCGGCGGTTGCCAGATGGCGTGAGCATTATCCAGACAGCGCGTGGGCCAGTGGCGTTTGATACGCGCTCCTGGGCCGCGCACGCGCTGGACGGCAGCGATACCGCGCCGAGCCTCACGCAGGCGCAGGCCATTGCGCTGGTACGGCAGCGCGCGTTACCGCAAGCGTGGCAGGCGTTGCCGCGCCGGGCGCAGTGGGAGTTAGTCAGCGGGCTGGAAGTGCCCGCGCTGGAGGGCTAACCATGCGCTATCTCTGGCCTGCGGGTGGGGATGTGGGGCTGGACGCGCTGTGCGCTCCCAATATGCGCGGCATACCGGCCACAGTGAAAAACGGCAGGCTATGGGCTGCCGATTTGGGATGTTTAGCCGGCCCGCAGATTGTAAAGCGGTGTAACATAGACGCAGCACGAGAATGGCTTTTTGAAAAAATGGCACAGTATCGCCATCAATGCCTGTTCGTTACCGTACCAGATGTAGTTGGAGACGCTTCCGCCACGCTCGCTGCGTTTGTCAAATTGCGCCCGCGTTTTTTGGGCTGGCCGCTGGCTTACGTAGCACAGGATGGTAGCGAATCTTTGCCTTTTCCGCACGGCGCGCGCGCTGTTTTCATCGGTGGATCAACCGCATGGAAAATGAGCACAGCGGCGACGGATGTGATACAGCGCGCTGTAGACGCCGGGAAACATGTGCATATCGGGCGGGTTAATTACCGCGCCCGCTACAATCACTTTAGAAACATGGAGGGTTCAAATGAATTTACATGCGACGGCACCAGACTCAGGTTTGAACGGGATCGGGCATTGGTGGCATGGCGCGCATACATGGCGCAACTGCCTTTTCGTTTTGATGTATCTCAGTAGCATCGTCGCGGCCAATTTGCTGGTGGCAAAATTTGGCCCAGGCGTTTCGATTGTTACCGCGTTTTTGGCTATCGGATTCAGCATTACCGGCAGGGACGTGCTACACGAGGCGTGGCGGGGCGCGCATCTTAAGCGCAATTTGGGTTTGTTGATGCTTGCCGGTTCTGCAATCACAGTGTTGACAAATCGGGATGCCGCGCAAATCGCCATAGCCTCGACTGTAGCGTTTGCGGTTTCTATGCTGGTAGATAGCGCAGTGTATCACGTTTCTGGCAGTGTGGTGTATAGCAATCTAACTTCTGCGGCGGTGGATTCGGTGCTTTTTCCGTCGTTGGCTTTTGGAGTATTGTTACCCTGGGTAATACTGGGGCAATTTGCGGCCAAGTTCGTCGGCGGCGCAGTGTGGTTGCTGTTACTGGTGGCAATCAATAGATTTATACAGCGGTTAAAGTTAGCGGGATGGATGTGCCAGCGCTGGAGGTGACGGCATGAGAACGATAAACGGCGGCGGCTTCGGGCAAGCCGGGCAGCGACAGAATGAAGTTGCTACCCGTGAGAGTGAATTCGAGCGCGTGCGGGCGTTTGCGTTTGACATCGCCCTACAACTGCTGGGCTGGCTGGCGTGCGTCCTGCTCTACTGGCCGCTGGTGATCGGGCCAGTGATTCTCTACCTGGCCGCCATTGGCGCAGGGCTGGTAACGTGTGGCGTCATGGCGCGGGTCGGGGTGGGCGTAGCCATGCGGCTGGGGTGGTCGCAGGATGAGGCGCAAGACCGCGATTGGCAGGTGGGCTTGTGGGGCGCGTGCGCATTGCTCCTGGCCCTGTGGTGGATTTTTGCGGGCGGCGATTGGCTGGAGAGCGTCGCCTGGTCATGGTGGCTGCCGGTGCATTACAGTTACGGCGGCGGGCGCGTGTGGATTGCCTGCAGCGGCGGTTCGTTTAGTTTGCCGGGGTGGTTTGTGAGCGTGCAGGTATTTCTGGCGCTGGCCCCGTTGGCGCTGCTCTGGCCCAGTGTGTTGTTGATCTATCGGTTCACGATTGAAATCGTGTTGCCGAACCTGGCCAACATCACGTTCCGCCCGGCGTCGCCCGCGAGCGTCCCTACGCTGCTCGGACGGCTACAGGAAAAAGAAGCCGTTGAGCAGCCAGGCTTGCTGAACTGGTTCACCTCGTGGTTACGTCCGGTGCGCACGTCAAGCACTACGATAGCGCAGGCGGCGAGCGCGGTGGCATTGACGTTGCCGGAGTTGCGGAAGTTGTACGAGCACTACCACGACCGCGCGGGCGCGGCACTCAAAATCGGAGACGGCGTGCGCATCCCCGGCATCACGCAGGCGCGCTTGCGTGAAATCCGCGACGCGCTGTTGGAGTTCACTGTGGAAACCACCGACGGCCCGCAACCAGCGGCCACACGCGAACACGCGCAAGCGGCGACGTATGTCACCGCGGCGTTCCTGGCGTGGGCGGAGGTGGAACTGGAAGCGCGACCCGATTGAGGCGGGCTGTGGAGCGTTTTTGTAAAATTTACGCTCAAAAATTGGTCGGAAAATTTAAGATTCAACTATTGACATTGGAGGCGTTCTCTGCTATACTGTAGGTACAAACGCAGACAGAAACAGGAGATGATGAGATGAAAACAGAGAGCAAACATACATATAACGTAACACTGGAGCAACTACAGGCAATCGGCGGTAAACTGTGGGAGTCTGGGAATAATAAGCGCGTTTACTTTAACAACCTGGAAGAAATTTTCGGGCTGAGGGTCACCTACTACAGCAGTGGAAATGTTTGCGGGGCGAAACTTGACGGTGACATGATCAGCAACAGCGATGCAAAATATTGGCTGGAATTTGTAAGCGGTAGTGCGAAATTTTATTACGATTGCAACACGATGCACTTTGTAGCGGAGCATCAGGACAAGCCGCAAACATTGATGAACCACTGCCTGCGCAACGTCAAGGCGCTGCTTGGGCTTTGATGTACAAACAGAGACAGAGCGCGAGTGAGAGCAGCGCAATTAGCAAACAGAGGAGCGCAGACATGGTTATCGAATTTGGTGAGCATATAGTTGTTGGCTACAAGAAAGTTGGTTATGCAGTCAAGGCTGACCAGAGCGGCCCAGTCCTGGCGGTGTACGACACGATTGAGGATGCAGAGACGTATGGACAGAAACTTATCAGCTATCAGAGACCAGCACGAAAAAATGTGCGCAGCAGCGATTATCCAGGTGGGCGCATACTGGACTGCGGGTGCATGGTTCACAGCATCGTTGAGGTTATGACGAGCGCTAACGGGACATGCTGCGCTGACTGCTACGACCGGATGAGCGACTAAGCAACCCAGCCCGGCGGCGCGAGTCGCCGGGCCATATTTAACCACAGAAGAGCATAGACATGAAATCAGTAGAGGTAGAACCTGGCATCATCAAAATTACTGGCGATCACAGCCCCCACCCGATATTCGTCCCGGAGGCGTTGGTAGACCAGTTAGGCGGTATTAAGGCGACGTTTCACACCGTCAAACGCTGGCGCAGTTTAGGATTTATTGCCCGTCCTAGTAAAATGCTTGAGGGCACTAACCTCGCCCTAACGTTGGAAAACGTCGCACTTGGTAAACGCCACTGGCGATATTTTAGTTTGCAGTGCGGTCATGTCCGCGAGGACACCGGCTATGATTATGTGCATGGCTACGGGTATGATGCTGATGGGTATCATCATATCATCGAGAACGCGGGAGAACCTGAGCGACGGCGGTCATTGTTTAAGGTGCGGATACCGTAACAGAGCCCGCTCCCGGAGATTGACACCTACACCAACCCCCGGCAACCACTGCCGGGGGTTTTCGCTTACCACCCCTCCCCCACCCCAGCGCGCAGGTCGTGAGGTCGTGAACCGGGCCTGTGGCGGCCTGACTGACTGACTGACGGGCATTTTTGCGCAATTTGAGCGTAAAAACTGCGCGGAAAATTTAAGATTCAGGTATTGACATTGGGGACGGTTTCTGCTATACTGTAGGTACAAACAGAGACAGATTAGCAGAGGAGATGACGCGATGACCAACAAAACCAGGATGGGGTTATTCTACGATACCAAGACACAGCCGCAAGGCGAGCGCGTCTACATCGGCCACCACTGCCCCGACTGCGGGCGGGAAGTGGACAAGGGGCAGCGCTGCCCTGAATGCGGCAAGATCGCCCAGCCGCAGTATGAGTGGCTGGACTTCAGCAAGCGGGAGGTGGGGCGATGATTAGCATTACCACCCCGCAAGAAATAGCCGAAGCCCTGAAGCGCGATTATGTGAGCGTGGCGGAGGCGCTGGCGTGCGCGGAAAGGATCGCGGCGATGAACGGCCCGCTATCGGCGGATTACTGGCAAGCGGCGGAGATTTTACGGAACGAGACGCATATAATCTCCGCATACATAGAAGCGGCCCTAAGCGCCGAATTGTTGGAGGTTCCTAGAGGCTTATAGATAACCATGTACAAAACACACAGCCCGCGTCCTGACAATCAGGACGCGGGTTTATTTTTGCGGGTAGCCTGCTCCGCTTACACCCACACCAACCAGAGGCTCGCGTTATATGTATCCCCGCCCGCACTCACGGCCAGCGTCGCCGCACCCCCGGCAGCGACGGTGACGGTGAGCGTATCCGGCCCGACATTGAACAGGTTGACGGTCGCTCCTGGCGCGCAGGTCGTCACCCCGCCCGCCGTCGCCCCGCCTGCGATTTGCTGCACACTGTAGACCAGCGTGAGCAGGGCGGTGACGGGATTCCCCGCCGCAATCACGGCTTGCGCTACGCCGGTGACGGGCGTGAGATTTGACCAGTGCGCGGCGTTAAACGCGCCTACCGCAGTGAGGCTTTCAACCGTTTCTAAGTGCCGGAGTCTAGCGCTCATACCTCCTCCTCTTGCAGTTCCGGCGTGAGATTCTCCACGCCCTCAGCGTTAATGCTCACCCACACCCCCACCACCTTGAGCGCAGTAGACGCCCCGTCCTCGTCCGTGAAGCGTACCAGGTCGCCCAAGTCCCAATCGCGCCCGTAGCGCGTGGCGGGCGTTTGCAGTGTGCGCAGCGTCGCACTATACCGCGCGCGGTCGGCCTCCAGTACCGCATCCCCGCGCGCCGCGAGCGTGGCGGCGACGTTGGTATCGCGCGCATCGCGGAACACGGCGCGGCGGCTCCAATTGGTAGCGGTGGCGGCGGCAGTAGCGCGGGTGGTGTAGGTGCGGTCGGTTTGCTGCCCCTGCCCGCCCACATAGCACACGTTGGCCTCGTCGAGCGCATTGAAACCAAACGCCACGTCCGTGACGTTGTTGTTATACACACTCAGCACGCACGGCACATTCCCCGCGAGGTTGCCCGGCGTGCGATCCAGTCCCCAACGGGTGCCGCGCCAGCGAAACTCAAACGTCGCGGGCGCGCTGCTCACCACCATGAAATCGCCGGGCGCATACTCTGCCAGTTCCCCCAGCACATCCAGCAGATTGAGGTTGCCCCGGTCGCCGCTCCACGCGGTCACGGTATCACTCTCGACGACTTCCGTCACCCCCAGGCGTACCCGGCTGTTACCGAGCGCGTCCAATCCCGCGCCCGCGCCGATGTTCTCATGCACATACTCCGCCGCCACCACGCCGGGCAAGCCGGTTTTGGCGGCCTGCGGGCTGCCTTTGGGATAGTTGACGGTTTCCCCCGCGAGCAGGTCATTGTACTGCCGCCCCTGACAGACAAACACGCGCCGCCCCTCGGCAGTGAAGCCCCGTTGCCACGCACGGATGAAGCCCTCGAAGTCCTTGTACCAGCCGGTCGTGGCGGTGAAACTATCGCGCTGCCAGGCGGGGAGCGTGCCGAGCCAGGCCGTCCCGGCCAAGGGATCGCGCCGCCAGACTTCTATTTGTCCGTTGATGGTTTTCAGGTAGGGAATGCGGTCGTCGTTGCCGTCTACATACAGCGTGAATTGCCCCACCGAGCGCAGGCGGCGGCGGTAACTGAGGCTGGTTAGTTCCCCCACTGCGCCGCCGCGCCCCGCGCCGCTGAACAGCGCCACGAGGTTGCCGGCAATGTCCCGCACGCGCACCTGATAGGTTTGAATTGCCATCGGTTATGCCTTGTCAGGCTGATAGTAGGGCATCCAGAAAGGCGCGCCGTTTACGTCAATTTTAACCATGCCGACAAACTCCCATCCGGCTGAGGCTGAGAAATTCTTCGGGCCAGTCACTACCCCGTCACCGTTCACCGTGCTAATGCTCTTGGTCTGGTCAGCGGCAGTAGTACCTATGAAATCAATGAACGTTTCGTCCTGGTCGGTTTGGTTCAATTGCAACACCGGCAACGCCGCCGCGTTGTTATTTTGCAGCAGGTAAGTACCCCCCGAAGCGCGCACTTTGAATTGATCGGCGCGGTCGGCGGTGACGTCCGCGTTCTCGGAGTCGCCCCAAATGAACACCCCATTGTTGGCGCCGGTTTTGGCGCGGCGTCCGGCGGCGTGGGAGTAGTTGCCTTGCGCGACGGTGTCCTGGCCCTCGGCGTGCGCTGCTATGCCACTGGCCGCGGTGTCTTTCCCCTCCGCGTGCGAATACAACCCGTTGGCGGTAGTGCCATTTCCTTCCGCGTGGCTAAACCCGGCGCTGGCGGTATTTACACCACCCTCAGAGTGTGAACCGGCCCCGCTAGCCACAGTATCTAGGCCCTCCGCGTGCGAATACAACCCGCTAGCGGTAGTGCCATTTCCTTCCGCGTGGCTAAACCCGGCGCTGGCGGTATTTGTACCACCCTCAGAGTGTGAACCGGCCCCGCTAGCCACAGTATCTATGCCCTCCGCGTGCGAATACAACCCGCTAGCAAGGGTATTCTGACCTTCGGCATGAGCAGATTCGGCGGTAGCGTTGGTTAATTCGCCTTCGGCGTGGGACATGTTTCCGCTGGCAGTAGCAAATTCACCTTCAGCGTGGGCAGACCTGCCGCTGGCGGTGGCAGTGTTGCCCTCAGCGTGAGAATAATTTCCGCTGGCGGTGTTATCAATGCCCCCCGCGATGAACGCGCCCACCCCGCTGGCGACTTGTGTAGCTGCACTGCGCACCGGCTGCAAATCCACCGCGCCCGCGCCACGCGCGTTACCGTTCACACTCGCGGCGGTCGGCGCGTTAATGACGGCGCTCAGGTTGTCGGCATTCCCGGCGCTCAGGTACAGCTCCGCACGGCTGTCCTCACTGCCATCAGCGGCGTCCGTCCAGCGGAATACCAGGCGGGCCGCGTTTTTCAGCGTGCCGATGGCGTTCTCTAACCGGGCGCGAATCCCCACACCCAGCCCCGCTGCGCCCGCACCATCCGTGACTTGCGTGCCGAGAATCGCTGCGTCTTTGATGGTGGCATTGTCAGCGACGGCCACGCCCACAATACGTTCGATGTCCGCAAATTCGCGCAGGTCAGTCAAGGCGGTGATGGTGCTGGTGTTGTCAATCGTGTACTGGGCCAGAGGCACACAGTAGAGCGTGTTGGTTTGATCCAGCACGGGCGCTACCGGAATCGCCGCCTCTGCCCCGCTGATGATGACCAGCCGCGCGCTATACGCAGGCACGGCGTTGCCGTCGTAATCCGCGAGTACGGTGGGCCAACGCCAGGTGTTCGGCACGCTGTCAGTAGCGACGGCGGCGTTGGTGTTGTTCTCTACCAGGCACACCACGTCAATGCGTGTATTCGCACCAGTGGCGGGTGGCGCGAATAGCACTGCCGCGTCATTGAACAGATACGATCCATAGACCAGCCCCGCGCCCGTGCCGACGGTGATCTCGTCCCCGTCCACAGATACCACCAACAGGTGGTCGTATGTCGGCACGACGCCGCGAATCCGCGAGCGTGCAAATGCCGTATTGGTATCGCCAGTATGCGCGGCGCGCACTCTGAAGGCCCACTGATCCCGCGAATAGGGGCCGGAATCGGTAAAGCCGTTAGCGGTATTATCCGCCTGGGGGCGGGAGGTTTGGGTCATTGCATTACTCCTTAAAGGTTAGGCCCTCGCGGGCGTCAAACACGAATTGCGCCATTGCGCCAGACAACGGGTGTGGGCTACGCCAGACTCGCACGGCCCAGGCGACTACGCATTGCCATAAGCGTTTCAAAATGTGCATGATGATTTCCTAGATGCCAATATACCGATTTTGCCACTGCAATACGGCGCGACTTTGTCCGCCCACACCGTTGGAAAAACTCACGGTGACGGAGTTGACGCGGCCCGGCGCTTGCGGTTCGGGTTCAAGCGCGAAGGTCGCCAGGTCACCGCTCAGGAAAGGCAGCAGGTTGACGGCGGCGTTATTCGTCACCGTGAGATTTTGGGTATCAATCGTGACGGTTTCCCCGGCAACCACGGTATAGGTGAGGTTTAATTGCACGCCGAGCGTCGTGTTGTTGATGCTCGGATTTGTCGCCGGGCCAGTGATGCTAATCGTGGGCTTGGCGGGGGCTGTGCCCCAGTAGATAATCCCGATGGTTTCACCGACAAACGTGGGGGCAAACAGCCAGCGCCCCACGCCCGGCACAGCGCCGAACCATGCGCCCAGGCCGTCAAAGACCAGATCGCCCAGGGCGGTGGAGATTGCCCAGGCTTGCGTCTGCGCCGTGCCCGTCCATACCGGATCGTGGGCCACGAGGCGCAGCGCTTCCCGATAGCCGTCCGGTGCGCGGTATGCGCCCACTTGCTCATTAAACTGCGGGCCTTGTTCCAGCAGCACGTTAAGATCCCGCACGGCCCGGTTACGCACATATCGCCAGCCGATATGGGTCGCGGTATTGGCGGGCGCGGGGGCGAGTACCAGGGTGTAATCGTTCGGCACAGCGGCAATCGTATAGGTCGCCGCGTCCAGGCCGCTGGTAATCTGGAAGGCGTCCCCCACCTGCAAGCCGCCGTAGTGGACAAACCGCCCGTAGGCACTGGTTACGGTCGCGCTGCCGGCGGTCGTCACCAGGTCGCTGCCCCGCTCCACTTTGCCCCCCGGCAACCGCTTGCGGTACACCAACGGGCGATACGCGCCGCTGGCGGAAAACGCGCGGTTCGGGCGCAGCAGGTCGAGCAGTTCATTGCGCCGCGTCCAGAATGCGGAGCGGTTACACAGATACTCCACCACCTCGATCTGAATCACGCGCGGGTCGAGGCGCAAATCCAGCGGCGTTTCGCCGTCCTGGAACGGCCCGCGATTGGTGATGAAGCGCACCGGGGGCAAGCCGAAGTTAGCGGTCGAGCGCAACGGCCCGCCGCCAAAGTCGAGCAAGGTAGCCAGCGGGTAATCGGTATACCCGGTGCTGGTGGGGATGCGCAACTGATCGGATTCACTCAGGCCATAGACGCCGTCAATTAGTGGTGGCATTAGCGACTCCCCATTTCCATCGCGGCAAATTCCAACGCCAGCCCGCCGGGGCGGGTCATGGAGTTGGTGGTCAGGTTAAAATTGTTAGTGGTGTTGGATTGCGCGAATTGGCGGGCGGTCGTGGCGTTGCTTAGGACGCGCGCGCCGCCGGGGACGCCGGTTAGCAATTCTGGCCCGTGTTCGCCCACCAGCATATTGCCACCGCTGGTCGTACCTCCGGCAGCATACGCGGCTATCGGAGCCCCCCCGATTTCCCCTAACACCTGCGGGAGGGCGGGAATATCCCAGCGAATGCCGACGGTGATCTCCCGATTCTCCAGGCCGTCTATCGAGGTGCGCAGTTGATAGACCGCCGCCTCAGCCGACAACGTGCCATCGGTGACGCTATCCATACTGCTGCGGATATTGCGCAGGGCCTCCGCGCTGCGGTCATCAAGCACGCCGTAAGCCTCACCTAGCGTCGCGAGATAGTCCAGTTCTTGCTGGGTAAAGCCATCTTGCGCCGCGACTTGCTGCGCCATCGAAAAAATGATGCGCCCGACGGCTTCTTCATGGGCGCGGGCGTTGCCATCAATGGCCGCGTTGTTTTCCTCCAGTTGCGCGCGGGTCTCGGCTAATTCCTCACGCTGGGCCGCCGTCAACCATTGGCGGCCTTCCAGTTCGGCAATCTTGGCGCGCAATTCCTCACCTGTGGCGGTAAGTTCGGCTGTTTTTTCAGCATGGTCATCAAAGGCCTGGCCCAGCTTTCCCGTAAATGCCGTGCTCAGGGATTCCACAGCCAGATTGAGATTTTCAGCTGCAGCTACCGCCGCGGCCTCAGTGTCCTCGCCAAATTCCACCACGTGCTGCGCGGCCAGGCGCGCTTCGTGGCCGGTGGCTGCAAACGCTTCAGCGGTCATCCGCTGGGCAGTGAGGGTATGCTCGTAATCTGCCTCGCTCAGCATCTCATTGAAGCCCAACCCCACTTGCACAGCGGTTTCGACGGTGCTCTCCCAGGTGCGGGTAGCCGCGTTGATCTCACCCAGGCTATAACCCGCCTCACGCATCGCAATCCGCAACTCGTTTTGCACTTGGGTCATTTGCCCAGAAGCCCTCATCGAGAACAGTTGGCGGCGGGCGTAATCCTCCCAAGCCATCCCGCTAGCTTGCGCGGCGGCGGTGAAATCGTGTTGCGCCTCAGTGACGCGCCGCGAGAAGGTGAGCAACTCTACGATGCCGCGCACGGCGGGGGTTAGGGCTTGCGCCGCCAGAACTTTCAGTTCGTCGCCAGCGTTCTTGGCTTCAGCGGTCAGTTGCGCGTAACTGTTCGCCGTGCGCTCGGTTGACGCACCCGCCTGCTCAATGAGGATATTCCCGGCTTCGAGTAACCCATTCAGGAAAGCGACTTGCTTTTGCTCGTCGGTGAGCGCGGTGACGGCTACGCCAATGCTATCGGCGTATTTTTGATACGCTTCCCCCTGGCGCACGATAATGCCGAGGTTATCCGCAATCTGCATACTCTGGCGTTTGGCCGCCAAGGTAATGCTATTGAACATGTAGTTGGTATCACCCAGCGAGGGGTTGAGATCGCTAGCGGCTTTCGCCATCGCCAACAATTGCGGCATAGCGTCCGAGAAGGCCCCTGCCATCCCATCGGATGCACCTGCCATCACGTTCAGCGCGCCGCTCATCAGGGTCATGTCGTCAATCGTGCCTTGCGACGCCTCCCGCATCTCGCGCAACGATAAGCCCAGTTTGTCAAAACTCTGGCGCGTGCCTTCAATCATCGCGCCCTCTTGCGCAAAATCGAAGGCTTGTTTGGCGGTTTGATAGAAGGCTTTGGCCGCGCCAATTGCCATATCTATGCCGCTTTTGAGGTCGGTGAGGGATAGCCCGAACTGGCGCGTGCCTTGCGCGCCGTCGCTAGTAGCGCTGCTGAGGTCTTGGATTTGCTTAGCGAGATTATCCGCCCGGACTTCCAGTTGTGCGCGCTTCAAGGCGTCGGTTTCGGTAGTAAGTTGCTTTTGAATTTGCGCTAATTCGGCTTGGGCCAGTTTTAACTTATTAGCGCGGGCGGTAGTTTCATCATACGCGCGGCCCGCTTGACTCATAGCCTGCCCGGATTTTTGGGATTCCGCGCCCATTTCGGAAGCGGATTTACTCACGCCGTCCATGCCGCTGTCTAATTTCTTGAGCGTAGACTCAAACTCGGCAAAGCCCTCCAGACTTAACTGGATACTGAGTTCTTCAGTCGCCATCGCGATCTCGCTTGACGGCGTCTGCATAGGTCAGCGCCATGATTGCGCCAATTAACCGCGCCTTATCTTGGCGGGTCAATCCCGCTACATACAGCAACCAGTTGAGCCGCTGAATGTGGGGGTGGGGGCTGCTTTTTTCCAGTAGGGCTAATGCGGCTCCGGCGGCGGGGTCGGGGTCATTCACCACGCCCCAGCCCAGGCAGTAGTACAATTGCCGCTGTTGCGCCGCGAGATAGGCGGCCAGTTCTTCGGGGGTGTAGGCTGCAAAGTGCGCGCGCACTTCCGCTTCCGGTAACGCGGCCAGGCGGCTTTGGAGGGCATAACCGCCCAGGTCGGCGATGATTTGTTCCAGGGTCACTTGTGAGACGGGGCACAACCAGAGTTCAGTACCGTTTTCTAAATTGAATTGCATTTTAGTGTCGCTCCATCAGCCAAGCGAGGCGATCTTCTAGCAACCAGAACGCCACAATTTCGCTTTGTGCTGGGCCAGGTAAGGCGCAAAATTGCGCCCACGTCAACCGACTACGCCACGCAGCGCGATAATCGTTAGCCAACGCGCCCCGCTGCCCGTGCGCATACCCCACCGCCCAATCTAGCAATGGTTTGCCGCGCCAGGTATACCCGAAGCGCGTCGCGGCCTCGGTAATTCCCTGCACCGTCACGGTGCTCTGGTAATACACTGCGCCAATCAGCGCGTGCAGGTCAGTCGCCGCCACATGATAGAGCAGGTAGGCCGTGTGTGGATTTGCTGCCGGTAAGCCTAGCACTTGCAACGCGGCCAGGTCGGTAGGGGTGGGTAACGCAAACTCTAAAGCCGGGGCAATGGCGGACACGGTCGCCCGCCATTGCCGCAGCTTATGCGCGTAGAGTTGGCGTTGATACTCCGGCGCGTTAGTGTCGGGTAACTGCTCAGTCAACCCACCCCAGATCGTGACGGTGCGCAGCGGGGGCGCAGGCGGGGGAGTGACGAGCGCGTCTAAGCGTTCCCGCGCCACGCGCCCCACCTCGATTCTGAGACCTTGTGCGGTGGTGTAGACCATGGGTTAGGCCAGTAGGGCGACCAGGGCGGCGGCTGTGCCGTCCCCCCCCACTGCGACGCAGCGATTCGGGTTCACTGCCCCCAATGCCAGGATCGGCGTAGCGGTGGCGTATTCGTGGCCGTCGAGCGGGTTGTAATACTCCCACGCGCCGGACGCGCCGTCCTCGTAGTTGACGTAAACGTAGTTTTGCTCGTCGGTTTCGTTCACTGCGGCAAACCAGACGCCCCCACCCGCAGCGGCTAGATCCGTGATGGTGGCTGCACCGGGGACAATCGTACCCGGCAGGGCGGCTTGGATGGTGAAGGTTTCGCCGCCGTCCTCGGACTGGTAAATGTCCCCCGCATCCGTCCCCACTAGCAGCAATTGTGCATTGTCGGGATGAATAGCCAGCGCGGTGATGTTGTCACCTGAGAGCGTGCCGGGCAGTTGGAACCAGGTGTCGCAACCGTTCTCGGTTTTGAGCAGGACATCCGCCGCCGCACTCGACCAGGCATACACTACCTGGCGATTGCTGGGGGCAATGCGGATGCCGGTCAGGTCATCGGTGACAATGCTGCCCGCCAGCGAGGTGGTCAGCGTACCGAAGCCGTCACGGGTCAGGTAGATATATCCAGCACCGCCCGCGATCACGCAGAATGCTTGGGAAGCGGCGTCAATAGCATTCGGTGGCCCGGTGACAAAATCGGGGTAGGCCACGCTATCAATGAATACGTTAGTCGCAAAGCGATCCCGGCTATACAGTACCTCCCCTGCGCCGTTACTCACCGCCGCGCCCCACGTTCCCAGGCAGGTGATGCCGTCGATGTCGTTGGCGTTCCACTCGGTGATTTCGATACCCGTCCAGGCTTCGGGATCGCCGCCGTCCACGTTGACCAGGATATACGGCGATGATCCGCTGCCATCGTCCTGTGTCCCCGCCACCAGCACGGCGTCGGTTTCGGGATCGCCGCACGCGACGCAGCGTTCCCCGTGACACACGTCCACGCACTTGACCAGCAGCGCGCCCTGGCCGATGGTGGGCGCTTTTTCTTCCAGGTGGATGCGGTAAATGTCCCAGTCCTCTAGCGCCGTGATGTCAAAATTGACCATATCCTCGGCGTTGGCGTACATAATCGCCGTGCCGGGCGTGGTGGTGCGCGTACCCACTTTGCCGCGATAGACGCGCTCAATTTCCGTCCACGCTTGCGGGCTGTCGAAATCGCGGCACTGGGTGCGCTTATCGAACAGCCAGAAACAAGAGCGCAGCCGCGACTTGAGTTTGTCCTGCATAATGCGCTTCATACTGAGCGTGGTAGAGACAGTGCCGGGCGCTTCGACCAGCACGCCATCGCGCCGGAGGCCGCCTTCCCGCGCATCCGCGCGCGTGGTGACGCTCAGGCCGCCGCGCTCGTCAGTGATGTCGCCGATGTAGACGCACTCGCCGCCCCACACGAAGCGCGAGAAATCGCCGTAAGCCTTCACATAAACTGTCCCGCCCTGCGTGGTGGCTACCGCGCCGTCGGGAGTGATAATCTGGGTCATTTTGTCCTCCTCTAACTATTCATGGCGCGGATCGCCCGCCGCCAGGCATTTTCCATAGTCTGTTTGAACCAGGCCGCGTTTTCCTTGCGAATCAGGGCCTCGAAGTTGCGGCCCTTAAAACCGGGATGATGCACGCTCTTAAACGCGACACGCTTACCGCCGGTGACGGTTCCCGGCCCGCCATACCCGCCACCGGGCGTGGTCTTGGCCTGATAACTACCCGGCCCGCCCCACATGAAAGATAAGGCCGGGGCGCGCTTAGCAGTGATGATGTGCGGGCGTGTGCCTTTGGTCACATAGCCGTAAATTTCCTTATTCGGCCCGCTGGGGTACACGTCCAGGCGCAGCGCGTCGGTCGTGATGAATTTGCGCGCCTTGAACTCCGGTTTATGTTTCCAGTTCGCCACGCGCTTGTCAAATTCGCTGATGAAGTGCGGTTTGACCACGTCGTCTATGGCGGCGGCTAACACCCGCCGCACCACCGGCGCATTCACGAAGGCGCGGCGACTGCGGATGACGCGATACGCAACCGTTGGCATTAGTACCCCTGCTTTTTGAGCCGGTCGGTGATGAGTTGCGCGTCGTTAAACACGTTTAGCCCGTACTGAATCGCGCCCACCGCCGGGTAGTTGCGCCCCGTCCCGCCGCACAAATCAATCTGCCGCGTGCGGATTTTCTCCATTTCGGCATTGGCAAACGCCAGGTACGCGGCCTTGTCCTCGGCGCTCACGGTGGAGCAGGGGCAGTCCTGGGTGGCAGCGGCCAGGATGATGTTGAGGTGCTTGAGGTATTGCACCGCCCAGTCCGCGAGGTCGCAGGTGCATTGATTGGAGGCGCTCATGGCCGCGTGGAGCGCGCCAGAGGTGAGAATCAACTGCCGATTGACGCGCGCCTCGGCGCTCAAATCGAGCGTGCGGGTGCAAATCAGTTCGGCGTATTCGCGCGCCGTCGCGTATTGGCCGGTACAAGCCATGTGCGCCTCCGTAGGGTCAAGGTGGGGCGGGGCTAACCCCGCCCCACCGGGGTTAGCCTTGACTGAACCAGCGCGGCATTTTTTCCGCGATGCCGTCCGGCAGGTCTTCCGCGTCCGCGTCCTTAACTTTGCGCGGGGTATCGAAGCCCGCCGCAAACAAGGCCGCCACGTCTTCAGCGTTCAGTCCCAACGCCAGCATCATTTTATCCTGGTTGCATCGTACCAAGTGGAGTCTTTAGGATTAGCCATAGGTCTCCTTTACGCCGGGGGCAGAATGGTCAGGCCGTTGTCGCCGACTTCGGCTTCCGCCACGTCAGCGGCAAAGTTACCGCTCCACACATCCGCCGCGCCGCCGCGATAACCACCGACAATCGAGTAGTCGCCGCTGAGCAGATTGCGCGTGACGATGTTGTTATCGCCCGCCGCGCCATCATTGGTATGCAGCACAATGGTCATGTCGTAGGCGAAGCCGTCCTGCTGGAAGATGTTGTCCATAATCAGGCTACCATTACACGGGAAAGACATGCCATTGTCAGAATCGATAAACTGATTGCGCAAAATGCGGTTGCGATAGGGCAGCGCAATCCCCCCATCGGCGGTGGTGCTAATCGGAATCGCGCCCCCCGCGACGGCGTTGTGATACGTCTGGAAGATATTGTCGGTGATCCACACATCAAACGCGCCGCCGGAAACGATGCCATAGCGCCCGGTGGTGCCACCATCAAACAGACAGTGGTCAATCGTGGTGACGTGCGCCACCGCGTCGGTTGCGCCCACGCCCGCATAACGCAGATACACACACGGCGCGGCGGTCTTGGCCGAGAATTTGAAGTTGCTAAAGCGCCAACCCCACGTCCCCACCTCTAGCGAGGCGGTCGCGGCATTGCTGCCAATCCACGCGGGCTGATAGGGCGTGCCAGGATAGCCCACCCCGATAACCTGAATGTACTGCGCGGCGGCGCGGGGGATGACCACGTCCTCGCGGATGTTGCCCCCCACATAGATAATGTCAAACTTTGCAGGCGCGGGGGCGACAATAGTCGCCGTCCCCGCACTGCGATTGACTAATTCCTGCAGCGTAGCCACCGGCGCGTCGGGATCAGTGCCGTAGTTGTCATCGTTGGCCGCCGTGTGATCCGGGTTGACATAGAAAATCTGCTGGTTTCCCTGCGCAATCGTGGCTTCGATCTGCGTGCCGGGAATACCCCAAATGAACTCCTGTCCGGGAAGTTGTCCCAGGGTCGTCATAGCCTAACCTCCCCGCGAGCGTTTCCAGCCCGCCCGCTTGCTAGTCACCACCGGCGTCGCCTCGTATGCGGCTAGCATCGCCTGCGCCTTGCGCGCCTCTTCGAGCGGCCACGCCGCCGGGTTGTCCTTGCGCTCTTTGAGAATCTCCTTGCATTCCGCAATGGTCAACCCGTAGCCCGCTTGGAGTAAGGCTTCCATTTGCGGAGTCTTGGGCTTGACGTGCGGCTGCGCGGCTGCGAGCGCGTGAATTTTATCTGCGCTGGTGCTGTGTGCAACTTGGGAGAGTAGAGCAGCGCGGAGCTGCTCTAACTCGCCGAGTTTGGTTTGAACTGTCGCTAAATCCATCATGGGATCCGCTCCTTTACGGCGTGGTGCCGCTGGAGTAGTAGATACCCCGGAAGTCGGTGACGCCCACGTAGGTCGCGTCATCCCACCCGCCGATGATGTCCTGCACGGTGAACTCGATATTGCCGGTGGCGAAGTCACCCAGCCGGTACGCGGCGGGCGCGCTGCCGGAGATGATCTCGATGTCCGACAACTTGCGGGAGACCACCGGGCCAGGCCAGCCTTGCATCCGCAGCACGGTGACGGTCGGGATTTCCATCGGATCGGCGAACAGATACCAGGGTACGTTGGGGACGGTAAAGCCGATGTAGGGGTCAACTTGTACCGAGGCGACAAACTGCCCCAGCACGTTCCCGCCCGCGCCGCCATATTGCAGCACGTCCTGGAGAATGTCGGCAGCCTGGATTTGCAAAATCTTCGGCACGACGAGATGCACGCGGTTGATGTTCATCTGATTTCCAGATACGTCGGTGCGCTGCATCATGGCGTTGAGGCCGATAGCGAGATTGGCGGCGGTCAAGCGGCCCGTCCCGCCATACACCGCGCCGAGGGCGATGAGGGCCGCCTGCGTGGTGGCATTGTCGTAGAGCGCGCTCACCCATTCATCGAGCCAGCGGCGCGCGGCATTCGCCATGCGCATCGGCGTCTCGGCAATTTTGCCCAGGTCATCGTTCATTAGCGTTTGCCAACTAACGTCAAACTGCCGGGCGTAGGCTTCGGCCCCGTAGTTGATCTCCACCTCGGCGATATGCGTCGCGGCAGCCTGCTGCTTCTCGCGGCGCTGGTACAGCGTGCCGGGTTCGCTCATGCGGAAGCGGGACACGTCGCGGAAATCGGGTGCGGTATCGGCATAGGTGTAGTTTACCCAACTGCCGACATCGTAGTTATAATCCGGGTAGAACGCCCGCGAGAGCGCATCGCCGAAATAATTCGGGAAATGCTGCGTGGTCTGCGTCTCGGTCAAGGCCTTGTCGGTGCTTTGCTGCACGGTCTTGGCCCAGCCTGCGCGGTATGCTTCGTTGAATTTGACGCGGATGGCCTGCTCGAACAGGGGCAAGAACCCGCTTTCCTGAATGGCCTGCATCGCCTGCGCGTCTTGCTGCTTGATGACGGCGGGCAGCCGGTCAAAAGCGTTAATGGCGCGCACTTGCGCCTCGGTCAGTTCCTGCGTCGCCCAGCCGGGCACGCCACTCTCGCGCATCAGACTGCCGCGTTTGTCCGCGTCCAGCCCGTAGGCGGCGAGCGCAAATTCCTTTACCCAACGTGAAATGGTATACATGGTGGTTATTCCTCCTTAACCTATACGCCCGCGCCGCGTTGCATCACCTGGCAATCCTGCGTCGAGGCGATGACCCCGCCCTTCGGATAGAGTGCGGCGGCTTCGCTGGTGATACAGGCGATATGCCCAAACAACGTATTTGCCACGCCGAGATTGTCCAGCGGGCTAGTGCTCAGATACACCCCGGCGGGCATGGTGGCACTGTTGTCGTAGTAGATGGGATCGCCGACGTTGATCGCGCCCCAAGTATCCTCAATATTCGCCGCGTAGGTCAGCACGTTGCGCACTTCCCAGTTGCCGATAAAGCCGGTCGCCACATTGACGATGGCGATACTGTCTGCCGCGTCGGTGCTGATGAGCGTACCGCAGAGTTGCGTACCTGCCAGCACACTCAGTAGCTCACACGGATTGCTCACGGTCGGCGTCGCGTCCGTGAGGCGGGCATAGGGGACGGCGATGGTGAATACCGGGCCGCTGCTATGCTCGTAGTTTGCCAGAATTTCCTCAGTCATGTTAGTTGCCTCCTAAATTTCGATTGCCCAGCCATTTGCGATTAACTTCTACCATCGCCGCCTGTGGATCAGTGCGCGAGGGCGCAGGCGGCGGACTAAACGCGACGGGTTGCCCACTCCCGGCGGCCTTGAGCCGCGCCACTTCTGTGGCAATCGCGGCGGTAAGGGCGGGGGTGGCGGGATAGGTCGCCTCGGCGAGTGTGACCACACTGGCGGCGGGTAGGTTAGTTTTGCCTAACTCTGCCAGCACTTCCGCCAATGGGAGAGAGCCGATCACCTCCTCTACCTCGACAGGTGCGGGCGGGGCCGCGTCCTCAGTCAGGAGCACGCCTTTAACGGCGGGCGCAGGTGCGGCCTCGGTGGGCTGCGTGGCTGCCGGGTCTTCGTCTTCAAGCGCATCCGCTTCCGGCTCCGCGGCACTCTCGGCTAAGGCGAGCGCGTGGCCGCCTGCGCCGGCGCGCGTCACCCAGTCCACATATAGCCCCTTATTAATTGCGGTAACGACGTTGTAAGATTCACCGTCAATTTCTTGCGCGGTAGCCTCACCTTCGCCGATAATCGAACACTGCAATTGCCCCAAGCGTTGCCGCTCAGCACGATTGCGCGTTTTTTCGCAAAAATCAGGGTCATACGCGACTACCCGCGCCACTAAATACTCCTGCCCATCGGCTAACTTCTGCACGCCTTTGATTTCGGTGATGGTGCTTACGTCCGTTGTTTCGGCGCGTAAATCTTCCCGGTGATCTACTACGTGCATAGTCAGACCATTGAAAACGTGCCCGTCCCGCTCCAACATCTCGCGGGTGTAATAATGCCGGTCGCGGGCATTGCCGGGGCCGACCTTAATGATGGCGACATCCATATCTAGGGGGCCGCGCCGATTCCGGGGGGCTTCGGTCTCCACCAGGGTGATAATCGGCATAGCCGATTCGCTGAATTTCTGCGCCATCTCCGCAGTTTCCGCCGTCTCCATTGGTTCTGGCATAGCCTCCGGCGCATCCGGCATAGCCCACTGCGCCAATAATTCCAGAGCCGCGTTTAAGTGCTGTGCAATTTGCGCTCTGGCTGCTCCTTGTCCTTCCATAGCCACCTCCTCAGTAGTGTCCTTCCAGTCATAGCACGCCCAAAAGCCAGGCGCAAACGGATCGCGTTTTTCCGCGCAATTGTGGCGGGCCAGAAAATTAGCGCGCCGCTCCGGGTTATCCCGCTGCATGGGCAACTCTGGGTCGCCGTAATGCACCACGCGGGTACGGTCGCCGTCGGCCACGTCCCGCATATATTTCTTGGCGTCCCGCGTGGAGGGCCGGCGGCGACTGGCGCGCACGGTGACGCCGTTATAGGTGTACCGGTGCAATGCCGCCGCCTCGCCCATGACCACGCTGTTGGCTTGCGCAAAGGCGCGGGCCTCGCAGTCTTCGCCGTCTTCCTGCGCGCACTTTTCGTAAGCGCTATTCCACACGGCAGCCCATTGGCGACGCTTGACGGCGCTGCGTTTAGCGACTGCCTCTGGCACGTCCGAGCCGTCAGATTTGTAGGGCATTACAACCGCTCCACTGTCAAATGCGACTCACTAACGGTCAGGGTTGGGTTGCTGCTAGTCGTTGCCAGCACCGTCACCACCGCGCCAGCGCCCAACGCTATCAGCCCGTTAAAACTCGCGTGGAAAACAAAAGTGCTGTTAGTCCGCGTCTGAACGCCGATGTTTGTCGCTACCCCACCAACCGCCGCGAAAAACCGAACGTCCTGATTGGGCGATGTGCATTGAAACGTGAATGCGCCGGTGATACGATAATTACCCGCGTTTGCTACCGTGATCTGGTCGTTGACGTGATCGGGCGTCGCGTTCAGGCTTATGCCGTTTGTGGTGTATTATGCTCCCATCCACAAATTAGGGCATTCGTCTTTAGCGACCTTGTCAGGCCGCGTATCCCACACATGTGGGCAACCCGGGTGCCAAGGGCCAGGATTATTCAACGCCACGCGCAACGGCACAATCCCGCGCGCAATCCAACCGAGACATACCGGGCAGACGGCGGTACGCGGTTCGAGTTTCGCCGTGCCGAGGCTGCTCGCGTTGTAGCGGTAGAAGTCCTGCAAGGCCGCCGCCCGCGCCGTTTTGTCGGTGGTCGTGACAATCACCGGGTCTTTGTGCTGCCAGTAGGTGGGCGTCCAGTCCCGTACCGCGCGCGCATAATAGAAGCGATTGCCGCGTGGGTTCGCTTGCCCGGCGCGGATAATCTCCACCGCTAGAAAGTAGTTGTAGGTGTTAGCGATGCTTAGCGCGTCGCGCTTGCTGTCATCATTTAAGCGGCTCAGAATGTCACCATTACCCAGCCGCCCGACCCGCCCCGCGCACCCGACGTGTTGCGCCTGGATGCCCAACTCATCATTGTAGGCACGGCGGCGCATGGATAACAACTCCGTGCGGATACGCTCCATGTCCACGTCATCATAGCGCGCAGCCAGGTGTACCAGTTTTTGCACGTCGCTCATGCCGTCTACCAGGCTGCGCCAGTCAAGCATCGGCGGCCTCGGTGTCAGCATCCCCGGCTTGCGCAGCCGCCCATTCCGCGTCGCTGATCCCGCGAATCGCGGCCACGCGCTCGGCGTCGAGTGCGGTATGCAGCGCGGCAAATTGCACTTGCAGTTCCCGGCGCAGTTTAGCGCGGCGTTGCGCATCGGCGCGGGCTTGCTGGGTGGAGAAATCAGGGGTAGGGTTACTCATGGGCGATCTGCTCCGTGTGGATGTCAATGCTGCTGTGGCTTCCGTAAATGGCGAAGAGGGCTTCGTCAACCTGCGCCCGATAGCGCAGCGGGTGCGCAGCATATACGCGCGCATTGTCGCCATGCACGGTAATTGCCGTACCGTTGGCGGTGTCCCAGGTGTGCGCGCCTTCCAAAATAACATTCACATCTGAGTCACGAATTGCGATTGGCAATGTTGAATACGTTAGCGTAGTTCGCTGCACCACTTGCACCCCGCAAAACGGGCAGAACGCAAACTCTACGGCGTAGGCTTCGTAAGACGGCAATGCTCCTGCACTAGCCAGCCACAATTCGCCATAACTGGTGATGCCTAGCGCGTGGTCACAGACGGCAGATAGATTTGTCACCTCATTTGCAACACTGTCTGCGCTCTTATCCATAATACCTCCCAGGGTTATTCAATCTCAGGATCGTAAGTCTTCCCACAGCCCGCGCACACCAGCAGCGCGCCATGCCCGGCGTAACTGTGCGCCTCATTGTACCCACACAACGGGCAGACGCGGCGCACGCTTACGGACACATGGCTCTCGGTCAGCGGCGCAGGTAACGCGGGGGCCGCTTCACGCTGACCTGGTGGCGCGACAATGTTAGCCGCGTCTTGCACGCCCAAATCGAGCAGTATAAGTTCCGTGAGGGCCAGCGCCGCGCGCGTCGCCACGTCCGGCGGGAGCGTGCCAGTCGTGGTGCTCTTGTTTAGCGCGTCCAAAGCCTGCACTAATTCCGCCGTGTCCAGGTTCAACGGCAGGGTGCTCGACACTTCAACGGCGTAATTCGCAAACTGCGCAGCACTGAACAACTGGTATAGCCGCAGGGTGGTCTCTACAATATCGCCCCACACGGACGCCCAAAACAACTGATACCGCTGCCAGCGTTGTTGCGGGCCTTCGGCAGCGATGTCGGCGGTGGCCTTGTTTTGGAACATGTCCACACGCCCCACGTCGGAGGCTTTCACGCCCAAGCCGACGGCCAGTTGTAAGGCCATGAATCCGGTCCCGGCTTGCGCGTCCCCGGCGGCGCTGCCCAGGGGCAGGCGCGTCCGGTCGGCGGCCTCGTTCTCGACCCAGGTCGACCCGGCTGCCGGGCGCGGGTTGGTTTCGCCGTACCCGGCACTGGTGACCAGCGAGGATTGCAGTTGGGTGACTAAATCCGCAACGGTGCGTGAGCCACCCTGCACCTTCAATTTGTCCACGAACATAGCGACGGCGGAGAACACGGCGGAGTATTCGCGTAACATTTGCGCGTACACGTCCGCCCAGGGAATCGCCAGGTGGAATTCGGGCCAGCCCCGCCCATTGGCGTCCAGGTTGCGCTGGGCCGCGACAATGAGCGCAAACGTCCCGCCGCTCTCCTGTGCCTGCGGCGTGCGGTTGAAGTCAGTCACGCCCGCCGGTAACGTGACGCCCGTCACGCGCTCCCGCATCGCGAAATAGGTGAAGGCGTCGGGGATGGCCACGCGCTGCCCGTTCAGGTCTACAATGTACCAGGCATTCACCGCCGGATCGCCCGCCGGGTGGAGAATCTCCTGCACTTGCAGCGTCTCCAACGTGCGCCAGGTCGTGGTGCCGTCTACCCGCGAGGTGTACCCGATAAAAAACAATTCACCATCGTTCAGCACTTGCTCCGACAGGTCTTGCAGTTTGCGCTGCCCGAAGATGCAGCGATTGCGCGCCGCCGTCCAGCACTCCTGCCAGACGCTATCGGCAGCCGCATCGAGGGCGTGAATATCCAGCACGCGCCCGAAACCCCAATCTGTCCAGGTGCGCGCGGCGTTCGCAATCTGCACGTTGGTATCAAACGCATACCGGCAGCCGCGCACAGCGCGTTCCCGGCTGCCCGCGCCGAGTTCGGTAAAGCCCAGCACGGTCTGATACTTGCTCTGATCCAGTAGCAAATCCAGCAGGCGCGGGTCGAGTTCGGCCAAGCGTTGCTTGAGGCGCGGCGCGCTGGTCTCGATAGCGACGGTTTCCGCCGCGCGTTGCATTTCCGCCGCAATCTCGCGCAAGGCTACGATTTGGCGGTCAACTTCAGACGAACGGCGGAACGGGTTTTTCAATTGTAGCCTCCTTAGCGGCAACTCCCACAGGCTAACCGCCGGTGACGCCGGCGCGGGCGCGCGGGCACAGACGGCGCGGGCGTTTCATCCGCCACGCTCACGGCGGCGGTATCTTCGGCCAGCACGGCGGCGCAATCGCAGTTGCCATCACCGGCACAGTCGCCGTCGCCCGCGTCACAGGCACATGGCGCGGGTACAACTTCGGACAGTTCGGACAATTCGTTCATGGTTTCACCTCGGTTGATAGACAATCCGGTTTTGCGCGGCGGGCATCTCTGGCCCGGTGAGGGCGTAGCGTAAGGCGTCGAGGCAATGATAATTGCCTTTATCAGAAATCGTGCCGTCCAGCACCACGCCGCCGCGCGTTTCCCGGTGGTAGTTCGTAATCTCGCTTAACAGGTGCGGGCAGGTGTCATGGATTACCAGTTGTCCCCGCTTAATACTATTATACACCCGATCAATTTGCGCCCAGACGTCGGTAATCGCGGGGGGCAACAGCGGAATGCCGTAGCCAGTAAAATCCACCCGCGCCTGGCGCTCGGACGGCCCGCCGCCACAGTAGAAGAACACCGGCTCGCCTTGCCCGGCCTCCAGGATGGCGCGCACATGGCCTTCTGTCGTGGCCCCGAAGTCGCCCACATATTCGCGGTACACGTTCCACACCTGGCCCTGCGGTTCTAGTGCCAGCCACAACGCCACGACCTTGTCGCCGAACGGGTCAATGCCCACGATGCGCGGCCAGGTGGCGGGGATCGGGAAGGCGCGCACTTTATGCACGTCGCTATCGAAGCAGTCGTAAATCACGCCCTCCGGCGCGGCCCACTGGCCCAGGTACAGCCGCTTGTGGCGCGCTCCCGTGAGGCTGCTCAAGTCGCGGAGCGTGCGCTGGCCCTGCGCGGTGAGCGTGCCGTCCCGGTGATACAGCGTGGGGTTGTCGCGGTGCTGGCTCTGGTACAGGCGCAAGGTGGGGCGCGTGAGAATCCAATGCTCCGCCCCGGCGGGGTTGCAATCGCCCAACAACTGCGTATAGGGCATCACCGCTCCACGCCCGGTGGTACAGCGCATCAGGTACTCCCAATCGGAGAGCGATAACTGCTCGGCCTGGTTGACGTAGATCACGTCGCGTTCGGCTGAGAGCGTCTTGCCGGGATTGTCCAGCCCGCCGATCCACAGGCGCGCGCCGTTGGGATAGTCAAACCATTCCGGCGATTCCCCGCCGAAGATTTTTACGTAGGGGTGGGGTTCTTTCAGTGAACCGAGTTTGAGAATATCGCGGCGATAGGTAATCAAGGCCGTGCTCTTGATGTCCGCAAATACCTTACGCACCATCGCAATTTGCGCGCCGGGATGCTCGCTCAGCAGCGTATGCAGTTTGAGCAACGACACAAACGTCTTGCCCGTTTCCGCTGGCCCAGCCAGCATGACCTCGCGTTCGTTAGAGAAGTAGAAGCGGCGGTTGTCGCCGCGCAACACCACCGGCTGGTCAATCGTTTCCATGCACGGTGTCTTCGGGTACAATCACGAAGCGCGTGAAGGCTTGCCCGCCGGTGGTCACGTCGTGCTGCTGTCTAAGCGCCCACTCTGCAGAGCGTCGCCGCTCTAGCCACTTGAGCGCATAGTCAGGATTTCGCAAGCCCTCGTTATACACTACCGTCGCCATATTTACCGCGCCCTGGGCCTCTGCTGCCGTGAAACGCTGCCAGAAATCCCAAATCGCCTTATCATTTTGGGATAACTCCAGCGGCGTTTGGGATTCCTGAATCAGCGCATCTAATTCCGCGCCCCGATTGCGCCAATTGCTCAAAGTGGAGTTGGATACTTTGGCAATGGCGGCGGCATCGGCATAATTTACCCCGGCTTCGATGGCCTCACAGAGCACATCCGCAACGGCCTTTGTTAGTTTATTAGGTCTACCTGCAAATTTGCGCATCATAATCTAAGGGTGGGTGGGGGAGTTACCCCCCACCCGGTTAATCAGCGGCTATCCGCGCCGCCGCCGCGAGCTGCTCCGCCGCGCGCAATTGCGCCACGCCGCAGACCAGTACGGTTACGCACTGCTACGTTACGTCCACCAACACGCATGTTATAGTACCTCCTTTGTTCATCATACGACAGCCCTGGCACGGTATAACACCAGTAGGGAATCAACTCAAAACCGTTTTCACGCAGGTATAACCAGGCGGCCAGCGAGTCCCGGCCAGAGAATGACAACAACAGCCGATTCCCCGCAACTTGACGGGCGATCTCTAGCAATTCCGCGCTGGGTAGCGGTTTTCCCTCAGTATCGAAAACATTGACGGTATTCATAATCTACCCCGTATAGAACAAAAAACCTATGACATTTGTCACTTGTTAAATTATTCGCTTTAGCGTATGATAAAAGTAAATCAGGTAACGAAAGGAAACAGAGTAATGCGAACCTACGACACTGTACTCGATGACCTAGAAGCCTCATGAAAGCATTAACCATTAGACAACCCTACCCCTGGTTGATTCTCCACGGTTACAAAACCGTGGAGAATCGCACTTGGAGCACCAGCCATCGCGGCACGTTGCTCATTCACGCGGGCGCAACCATCGAAAAAGACATCATCAGAGCCGTGCTAGAATCCGCGCAAGCCGATGGAGCACCCCTCACCAGTGCGGAAATCGCCGAACTGCATATCACCGGCGCGCTGGTGGGGATAGTGGAGGTGGTAGACTGTACCCTGACCCCCGCCGGCGATGATGTCTACTGGCATACCCCCGGCACTTGGGCCTGGGTATTGCGCAACCCCCGGCTTTTCATTCCCGCAATCCCCGCAACCGGCAAGTTGGGATTGTGGACACCGGACACGCTGACACTTGTAAAAGTGCAAGCCGCAATCTGGCAGGAGTTAGTATGATCGCGTATCTCACCACCACCGCAGCGGCAAAACTGTTAGGGATTACTCCCCCGCCGCGCCGCGTTGATAATCCTCCACCTCTAACGTAACCCTAAAGACCACGTTAGTCAGGGCAAGCAGACCGGCGGCTTGCCCCATTTCGCTCTCGGGAATATCCAACTGAATCCGCAACCCATCCCCCCCACCATGCCGCTTGATAGCACTTTGAATTGACGGGAACGCGGCTAAAAATGTAATCTTATCCATAGACCTAACCCCCTATTACACGCTCCGGCTCGTATCACCTAACACCTGCGCATTACCCCGCGTCAGCGTGGTAATCACTGGCCCGACGGCTTTCTGCAAGTCCCAGTAGCCCACAAAGTCGATGTCCAGTTTTGCCATTTCCACCGCTGCCAGCGTGATCGTAATGTTACCCCGCAGCAGGTCAGTAATCGCAATGCTGCCATTCAGCGGCACGGTCGCCACGCCCCCGGCAATCGCGGTCAATCCGCCGGTGAGCGTGATTTGGATTTCCGCAGCGGTATCAGCGTCGCCTAGCGCCTGCTTGACGGTGAACCAGAGTTCGGTGGCGGTGGTCAAGTCGCCCAGCCCGGTCAAGGCCAGGCTCAGCGTATCCCCGCGCACCAGTTGCAAATTCGCGCCGCTTTTGACGCCCTTGAACAATACCTGGTTCGTGGTGAGCGTGCGGGTAGCGCAACTCCACACGGTGCACAGGATCGCCTGAATCCCCGCCACGATTTGGGCCAGCGCCCCCGCCGTGAGGCTCATGGCGTCGCCGGGTACGGCCCGGCTGCTCACGGTCGCGTCCAGGTGAGTGACGCTGGCGGTATCAGCCAGCGTGTCGAAGGCGATCACCACCGGCAGCCATTCCGCGCCCATCGCGTCGTTGACCTTCAGCGTGATATACCGCCCGTTGGTCTCCGCCTGTGACGGCAGCCACGTCACCAGCCCGGCGGCGTCGCTGGTGGGCGTCACGGCGACGGGGTTCTGGCCCCCGCCGTCAATGTCCACGCGAAAGTCGGCAGCGGCGAGGGTGGGCGCCAACAGCAACGCCCCCGCGCTGTCAAAGAGCGGAAATGTCACCCGCTGCCCGGCTTGATTGCGAATCATGGCTACCCCAACCGCGCCAGGAATTGCGCGATAAGCGGGCTGTTCAATTCCGTGCGCACGCTGCCGAGCAGATTGTACACCGCTTCGGCTTCAGCGGCGGTAGTGCCGAGTTTCGCAGCGAGCGCATCCCAATCCCCACCCAGGGCAATCTGGTCGCCCACGTTTTTCAGCGTGTCGACCTGATCCACGACGGCCTGCAATTGCGCGATAAACTGTACCATACTGGCACTATACCGGGACGCGCCCGGCGCAATGGTGATGTGTGCTGACATACTGCCTCCTTTAAGGCGTAAAAGTTACCGTTGTCCAAACATTAAAGCCCACGCCGCAGCCGTCAAAGCGCAATTCGTGCGCCACTTCCTTGCCCGGTGTGGCAACCGTCACCGGACAGGCGGCGGCGGGCTGGAAGACCCCGCTCGGCGCTTGGTTTGTGCCACCCACGTTTATTATGCCTCCGACTACGGTGCGCGGCGTGCGACTGGCCTGATACAACTCCCACAAGATCGCGTTGACGGTCGCGGTGAGCAGGCCGTTATCTTGCACCTGGAAATTGCTGGTGGTTATCCAGTTAGCGAAACCCCCGCCCGCAGTCAAGGTGTAACCCGCAGGCATGGAGAACAATTGAAAACTCGTCGGACGCCACGCACTCACGTCTGCGCTGTCAAAACGGCCACTGCGCAGCGTAGCGGCAATAAATGTATCAATGTTAATCATCCCGGCAATGTCTGCCGAGTTCAGATTAACCTTGTTGTCGCGGATGTCAAACGTGCGCACGTGCTCCGGGTGGGTAATCGTCACCAACCAAGTGCCCGCGCCAGCGTAGGCATGGGTGCGGAGGGCTGTGCCGCTGTACACATCGCTGCTCCCATCGCCCCAGTGCACCGTCACTGATTCGGGCGCCACAATACCCAGCGATTGAATCGTATGCACCTGCGCACCTGTCGTGGTCACGGTGTACGTCGCCCCCACCGCTGCCAGGCCGCTGGGCAGATACACCCGCGCTTGGGAGTTTACATAACTACTGCCGGGGCGATAGAACACGCTCAGGCCTCCAGCAATGCGGTCAAGGCCGCGTCAAAATCCGGTTTCCAGCCGCTACCCACTGGCGCGGGATACCAGCCGGGGCATTGCGTGCTCACGCCATACGGTAACGCGCGGTCACGATGTCCGACAATGCGTGCGCGGGGGATGCCGTATTTACCCAGGAGATACGCGCACAGTTGCGCCAATCCCGCAATCTGCGCGGGCGGCGGGGGTGTTTGATGCACCCACCCTGCTAATCCTACGGAAATGTAATAGTTCGGATACCCGGCGTGGTCATGCCACAAGGCCAGATTGTCCGGGACGCAGTGCAAGACCGTGCCGTCCGCTTGCACCCAGTAGGTATACTGCGTGGTGGGCAAGCCCTTGCTGCCGGTACAATACCGCGCCGCTGCCAGATAATCATGCGTGCCAGTATGGTGCACCGTAATGCCTTTGATTTGCGCAGCCGTGCGCGTGGCCCAGCGGCCCGGCGTGGCGGGTGGGTTCGGGGCTTGGGGATTCGTGGGCATACTGGCAATCACGTCCACCGGCGTCCAGGGTAGGGGCGGCGGTGCGGGCGGCACGGGCGGCGCGCTGACAATCTCCACGCGAAACTCCACCTGCACCTGCCCCGTCTGGCTGGTGCGCAGAATCACGCGGTCGCCGTCGCCAACGATATGCTCGGTCATGCAACACTCTCCCGCAAGTCTGCGCCACAATACGGGCAAAACTGGCTTTTATTCTGGTAGAAAAACACATCAGATACTTCAGCATCAGGACGCGATGATCCAGCCAGTGCCATAAACAACACGAACTCAAGTTTACACTCAGTGCAAACTATAGGATAAACATCCATACTCAATTGCATGGCCCGGTTTTGCATAGTCATCGTACCCCCCGTAAGAAATCTACAAACCAGCCCAATGCCGTCCCCGCGCCGAACGCCAACGCGCTCAGGGCAAAGGCCGCGTCCACATGCTTCAAATCCACCGGCTGTGCCGTGCGCCGCAGTATCACGCGGAACGCGAGATACCACAGCACCAGGCCCACCGAGTAGGACGTGAGGCGATCCCAACTCTCATGCTCGATGCGCTCCACCAGGTTGCGCGTTTGATGCGCAGCGAATCCATACGCGGCGATCCATAGGGCTTCTCTCAGCATCACATACCGCTCCTTTTGCGCGCGTTGCGACCCGTAGGTGGCGGCGTCAAGGGCGCAATCACAGTAAATTCAGGGGGCGTCCAGGCGGGCGAGATATTCGCCGCGCACATCTGCTCAATCAACATCTTCACCCCTGCGTGCAAGGCGCGCCGCTCGTCTAACAGTAACCCCACTTGTTCTTGTAGCGACAAGCGGAACGTGCGCTCACGGGTAATCTCATCTTGCAGAATACCCACCGTCTTTTGTAACTCCTTGCGCTCCGCGGCCTCAGCCTTCAGTTCGCTATCCAGGCTATCAATGCGCCCGTTTTGCTCTTTGATAGTCTGGCACAACGTCGCTACTGAAATTGATTCGCCTTCGGCGGTAATCTTTTCGGCCTCGGCGGTAATCTTTTCGGCCTCGGCGGTGGTCTTGTCGGCCTCGGCATTGAGTTTGCGTGCTTGCGCTTTCCACAGCAGCAACGATACCAACCCGCCGCCACAGATCGCGCCGATGAGCGTGGTAATGACGACGGTTATATCCATGCCGTTACTCCAGGGGCAAGCGCGCATTGAGCGCGGCGTCTTCGTGGGCAATCGCGGCAATCAGGACACCCACCAGCAGCGTGATGCTTTGCCAGAGCGAGTCGGGAATGTTTGGCACAAACTGGAAGACCACCGCTTGTACCACCGCAAACACCGCCAGCCAGAATTTCCGCGAGCGCAACAGGAGCGCAAACGGGGACACCGGCGCGCTTTCCTGCAACTGTTCGTAGACAAATTCACCAACGGATTGCGAAGCAGGCGCGGCCTGCTTCGCTGCCCCCAGCGTCGCCATTGTGTCAATTTCTACCCGGTTGTCGTGTTCTTCTGTGGTCATGTAATAAGCCTCCGTTTGTATATCCAATGTATATACATATTATAGCATATCAGGTTTGTGACGTTTTTAGTCACCAGCGCGGTTTTGGCTAAGCCCCCCCCCTACGTTGCGGCGGGTTTAGCGGGGCGGATTCCAGATAACACCGGAAAGCCAGGAGCGCAAATCTCAACATCTACCACCTGTTGCAAATCAACGATATACCAACCATTATTTTTCCACATCTGTGCAAGTATAGCCAACCGTTCAGTATCATTCATCACTGGCATCCTCACAACTATCGGTTATCGGGCGGGTTATCCCTCCAAACTGCCAACCATGCGCGGTTACAAAATCAATCAGCAAATCTATAAACTCATGCAGGTCAATGTCTACGTCGTCATCAACCGCAAAGATCGCGCCCTTGATTTCGATACCTTTGCTCATGGCTAAACCTCACATTTTAATCCGCGCGTAATTCGGCAACATACGCATCCGGGTCAATGTTAGCGAAGTGTTCTCCACACAATGCGCTTAATTCCGCGCACGCTTGCACTGCGCCGGGTTTCGGTTGTAAGTTGCCCTCAACCGCAAACGGCGCGCCATGCCAGGGGCAACTGAAATCATAGTCGTACAAATGCCCCGCCGCTACCCCGCAGGTACACAGCAAGGCGCGGGCCTCCGGTGTGCCGGGCGTGGGGCAATCATCGGCGTCATCAGTGAGGGGGTCGTATTGCAGCGCGTCGAGCAGGCCGAACCCAAAGCGCGCCGTCGCGTATTGGTAATCTGGGATTGTGGGGAGTTCCATGTGTGCACCTCCTGTTAGTGTGTGCGCCGTAACCTACCCGCTAGGGGTGGTTACTCAACAGTAAGTAACAAATTACCATCCCCGCCGGGGCTAGGCTGCTGTTCAGCAACACACGGAATGTACCCGACTTTCGCCCCGGCGGGAATCAGAGCCGCCTTACGCGCTTGCGGCGTGCCGTCCGCGGGTTGTCCCACTGGCACCGCGCCGGTTTGGTAGGGCAGGCCGGAACTGCCAGGGACGTGCCACTCTGTAGTGGCCGTCTAGCCGGGGTATCTCTCCACCGGCGGGGTTGCATCACGGCTGCCGGTTGCTCCGGCTGCGCTGGCGCGTTCCGCGCCGTGCCTGGGTTGCCGTGTGTAATCCCATTATACCACACAAAAAATGCCCGCCGGGGGATGAGTCCGGCGGGCGCAAACAGGAGGAGACGCGATGCGAACCTAATTCGATTATACCACAGTTTCACGGCGGCGCAACCGTCACGCCGTAACACAGCAGCGCCGCAATCACCAGCAGCCCCACCAACACGCCGCAGCCGCAGGCCGCTTCAGGGTGGGGCTGGTAGAGCATCCCGTCACCACCGCCACGCCGGGAATTGCGCGGCCAGGCCGGCCGTACTGAGACTGCCTACATACGCGGAGCGGTTAAACAAAGCCGCGCCGCGCTCAATTTCCACCAGCGTTACGCTTTGCTGGGCGGGCGCAAAGTCTACCCAGGCCAGCCCTTGCTGCCATTGCTGGCGCTCCCGATTGGCCGGGACGGCCCCATCAATCCGACACAGGCAGCCGGGGGAATACGCCGTTACCGTGCGCGCACCCTGCCGCGTCCATAGCGTGCGACTGGCGACCTCCCGGCGGTGAATGTGCCCCACGATTTGCGAGACTTCGCCCGCAGTCAAGGCCCGCGCCGTCGCTCCGGGTTTCTGGGCAATGTCACCGTGTCCACACAGCAGGGTCTCAGTCATCCAGGTCACGTCGTTGGGATAATCGCCGTGCCAGTGAATATCTAGCCCGGCCAGGTCTAGCAGATAGGGCAGCGTCAACACTGGCAAGGCCACGCTGACCGGTTGCAAGCCATACGCGGCAGGTAAATGGGTCAGAATGGCCTTGAGGAAGCGCGCCTCGTGGTTGCCCTCGTGGAGCACAATCACCGCTTGGGGGCAGGCAGCGCGCAATTGCGCCAGCCAGTAATGGGCCTCGCAAATGGCCGGTTGCGTGGTCTGGTAGAACTCCGGCTCGCGGGTGAATTTGTCTGACCAATCGGGCAAATCCAGCCAATCGCCCAAAATCACAATGAACTCCGGTTGCGCTTGTTGCGCGATTTGCACGGCAATCGAGAGCGCGGCGCGGTCGTGAAACGGCGTCAATTGCGCGTTGTGGGCGGCCTTGCGAAAGCCGATGTGCGCATCTGGCAGAATCAGCGCACTACCCGTGATAGGCAAGGTCTCTATGCACACCGGCGGCACCGGGGTCGCGGCGCGCACCGCCTGTACCGCCAATCCCACCGGCTCCGGCGCGCGCTTCACGAAATATGCCGTCACCTGATGGTTTTGGAAGTATGTCCACTTTTCGCCCACCTTGGCCGGGGTTGTCCAGGTGTTGTGTTTGACGCGCCCGTCCACCTGCCACACGGTCAAGTCAATGCCATGCGCGGCAATCAATTCAGACAGGTTCTTAATCGGGCCAGTATACTCTAGGGTGGCCGTGTTGCCGTCCGCCGTAAACGCGCTAGCGGCGGATGGGGCGGTCGCTGGGGGCCGGGGATCGTGTTTGGAGCGCTGCTCGTACCGCCAACTGGCGGACTTCGCGGCGCGGGCATGGCAGCGCAGCGCACGCCCGACTTCCGCCCATGTTTTACCCTCAGTGAAATGCAACCGATAGGCTTCCGCGCCGTCAATGCCGCTGTTACTCATACTCCCTCCTGCACTGCGATTCCGAGGGCTTTTTTGTACTGCCCGCGGATATAATCCCCATTAAAAATTAGCGCATCTGCGGCGGTGAATGTCCCGTCGGCGTGCGCCTGCCAGAATTGCGAACCGTCCGGGTAATAAAGGAATTCCCCCACCCGCAGGTAAGCGCGGCAATTGCATCATCCACGGCAATCCCTTCAGGCAACGCCAGCGCTGCCCCGTTGCCGTGCGCCTTCACCATAAATACCCCGCTCTCGCAGAGCAGTTGCCACGCCCGCTTGACTGCGGATAGCGGATGCCGCTTGCTAGCCAGCCATGCCCGCTGATGTGGCCCAAATTCGCGCAACAGCGCGTAGACATCAGATGTTTCCATCACTCCTCCTCTTGTTTGAGCAAGCGCAGCACTAGTGCATCTACTGGACACCCGCGCATTACCCAGCCGCGGATTTCAGCATGAGCCGCGTCGTAGCCGCAAAAATCCAACAACTCCCTGGCCTCCTCACTCAGCAGCCAGCGCCGGGCCTCCTGCATAGACGGCTGCCACGCATACACCCATGCGCCGTACTGCGCGGCTTGCGCATCTAGCCAGTTCTGCCAGGCTTGCGCATCCGCTAAATCGGCAGCATCCATATCCAACTCCCCTTGCACCCCTAGCACTGCATCCTGCACGGCTTGCGTCACACGCCGCAGGGCGAAGCGTTGCCAAGCGTCGAGCGCCGGGTCAGGGGGTGGGTCGAGGTGGTAGGTCATTTGGTATACTCTTTGTGGCGAGCCACTAACCAGCCACCTAGCCGCGCCTGGTCAGTAAGGGATTCGCCTGTTGGAATTTGACGCGGGTAACTGCGCAACCCACGCCAGAACGCAGTCTCGAAATCTTGCAGATCGCGCAATTGCATTTCCGACGCGGCACAGCGTTCCCGCAGCAGCCACGGCAGCCCGCTATCATCTGCCTCATCGTTGGATATGTGAACGAGAGTGCCCGCAGAGAAGCGCCGTACCTGCAATTGCTGCTGGGAGTCAAACCAGCGTGTTTCAATTTCGCTAAGCACGATTCTAACCACCGTCATCAGCGGCCCGCCAGACCGCAAGCGCACTACGTCACCAACTCTGAATGTGTATTCTTTCATCCCCTCACCTCTCCAATGTTTCCTTGAGCAATGCGAAGAACTCTTCCGGCTGGCGCGCTTCCTGATCCGAGAAGCGCAACAGCACATAACCGCACGCGGCGGCCCAGTTGAGCCGCGCAATATCGCGTAAAATACCGCTCACGCTGCCGTGCGCCTTGCGGTTGAAAATCCCACCCTGGCAGTCCACCAACACATGACACGACGGCCATCCGAAGTCCGCCACGAATGCGCGGCGCGGCTTGGCATACGTCACCTGCCACAAGGCACGCGCGGCATACTGCGGCAGGTACACGCGCAACAGCCCGTAGAACTGCCGTTCCAACGGGCTGTCAATCTCCGCTGTAGCGGCGGGGACGTTACGCGCCTTGCTCATTTTCTAGCACATCTCCAGCATGAACGACAGCGGCGTCGGCTACATGTGGCGTTAGGCAGTATAGTTCTATCGTATCAATACTAAAACAGCCCTCCCCATCCTCTACCGCGCGCGCTACCTCACGATCTGCATCTGCGCGTGATTCATACGCGCTCAGAGGTTCTCCGTCGTCAGCACAAATCACATAGATTTTCATAATTCTCATTCTGCGTTTCCGCCTATGTCAAGCGTTCTGCGCGATTGATTTTTGGGAAGAAATCAAAACCAATCTCTTGCAGACAGATTGACAAATCATTCATCATTTTGTTGTGTTGATAGATTAACATATCACATATTAACGCTTCTAAGTCTGGATTGTTCATGGCTTCTGTTTTTTCCATAAGTGCAAAAACCCGTGCCTTCCACGAATTTGGAAATGGCGGAAATGGGTCAACATACCCAAAGATTTTTATTTCGTTTTCTGGTTTCATGTTATATTTTCTTACTCATTTACCACCTGAAAAACGTTGGTCTCCAGGCGTTCGTATCTATGCTTTCGAACGGAGCACCCCCCCAGGTCGGTAAGCAGTTCTGTGGCGCGGCCTTCCGCAATCACCTTACGCAACACAGCGGCTGACGCTGCTTCGAGTGCGTCAACCGCCTGCGCTTCAGCATCCCCCACCAGCCAGCGCCCCACCGCCGCGACTGCTTCCAGCGCATCGCACGGCAACATGCCGCGTGCTTCCAGTTCCGCGCACGCCGCGTCAACGGCTTGGCGGTCGGCGGTGGTAAGTACGGCGTAGGCGTTGAGAAATTGCAATTCGGTTGGGTTACTCATGTTTACCCCCACCAACTGCTGAGCAACCAGCCCGGCTCAGCCTGGACTTCTGGAAAATACCGTTGGCAAAATTCTGTAAATGCCCGTACCTGCGCCGGATCAACTTCCGGCAACGCGGCAATGGGCTGCGGATAACCGCGCCGGGCCTCAATGAGAGTACCTGGCACGGCGACAATGAACATCTTATACCTATCTGAGCAATGCCAGACTTCCAACACCGGCGCGGGATGCGCGGCATCCCAGGCCTTCTGTGCTGCATAGTAAGCGCTCACAACGTCTACCGGTGGCGCACTGCCGTCAAGCCATGCGCCGCGTGAATCGAATAACTCAAACGGCGGATGATACCCGGTTGTCACGCGCCACCAGTCTTCAAAATCAAAACCGAACTTGTCGCAGCGCCAGGGAATGTCTGTATCCTCTGGAAGCGCTACGCCAAAACACAATTGCGCGTCCGTGCTAGTTCCCATGTGTACCCTCCTCAGCGGCTTCATCATGCTCGTTGCCAGCCGCGTCCGCTCCAAGCGGTGTTAGGCGGAAACTCTGCCATTCCCCAAAATCCATAGCGGCTTGTTTGCTCCGCCATGCACGCTCACAATAGATCATCCAGCGCAACCAATGCGAGAAACTGGATAGCCACCAACCTAGTTTTCCTGGCAATCGTGCGATCATTTTGTTTCCTCCTAACACATTCTTAACCCGCGTCACTCGCTGGACGCTCCTGCTCCGCCTCCGCCATCCGCACGGCCTCGCGGTACTGCGGGTGAGCGCACGGCAACCCCGTCCCCAAATGCCCGCACCCGACAGACTTCTGCCAGGCGGGACACTCCGCCGGGCAGGTGGGCAGCGGTTGCCGCGTGACGGCGGGCGGGGTCATAGCCGCGCTCCGCAAGCCGCGAGCACGGCGATCAACACGATCAAAAACACAATTGCAAAGATACCTAACATCCTGTCACCTCCCTCAGAAAACTTGTGCAAGGGGCGGGAATCGAACCCGCTGGCTAGAACTGGCGAGCGATTGCAAGCCGTCACCCGTCCTAACTCGTTCCGCGTTGCGCTGCGCGCGGCGCGTCGCAGATTACAAAAGTCACCAATGACCAGTCCCCTGCATAAAGCAACCCGGCAGGAATCGAACCTGTCTTCCGTGTAATACTACACAGCGTGCGCCACCACACTCGCCGGGTTATGCACCTGTTAATCCGCCGCGATGCCGTCAAGTTGCCCCTTACCCCATCGACCTTACAGGCAACTCCGTATCCGCTTTGTGGTCTGGCGCTTGCCGTCCACTCCTGACACGTACAGCGCAGCGTTTTAATGTGCTCTCAGAATTAATCCCATCGAACTTCGCCCCGCCTCCGAAGAGGCCGTGCGTCCGCCACACTTGACTCTCCAAGTTGCCGCGCTGCCGTCGAGCCTTTTTCGGGCGTCCCCATTAGGGCTTCCAGTTGTAGATGGTTACACCGTCACGGTCAGCGCAGCATAAAACCTAAACCTTGCTATACTCAAGATAGCGTAACAACGTCTTGATGCTGTCAACCTCGATGCGCGCCAAGTCAAGC